TTCCGATTGCAGAAGGAGGGAAGGTTGCCCAAGGCTAAGGTTCCCCTAAAGAATCGCTCAGTAGTCGATATTATGGTGCTGGCCTTCACTTTTACTGTCATATTCGCCATCGTTGTGACCGGTTTCGCCATCTTAATTGTTGAAGCAGTAGACTCGAGTGCGGAAACTACGATCACACAAGCGAACTTATTCAACCTAGTTTCGACAATGTTGGGCGCATTGTTGGGGCTTCTTGCTGGTAGATCATCGCGATATCAACCCTTTAACGATGCCGTAGAAGTGAAGGAGGTGCTAGATGACGAGCAAGATCGTGGTCCATAAGGGCCGAACCAACACGCTTACGGTCGACATGGGGATCGATGTGTCGGCGGACACGATTACCAGTGAGATTCGTTCCGAAGCTAATTACGATTCACCTCTTCTCGCAACGTGGATCGTGACTCATACTCCAGGCAAGCCTAATGAACTTATTCTCACACTTGACGATCTCGCAACCAGACAGATCAAAGCTAATAGTGGTTACATGGACATCAAACGGGTAACTGGCTCTGAGCCAGTGCCTGTATTTGATCGACCACTTGAGGTAACGTTCAGGGGCACGGTGACAGCATGAGCGAGATCAACGTTATCTCAGCTACACAGCACATCATCGTTGACGTTGCTTCTGGATCAGTAGCAGTTATTCTAGCCGGACCAGTAGGACCAGGGGGGCCAATTGGTGAAGTGTCTACATCTCAGATGGATCAGGCTATCGACTTGGCTCTCGACAGTAGGGGACTTCCTCCGGGGGGACTAGCCGGCCAAGCTCTAATCAAATTGTCGGATGCGGACTACGACTATGGGTGGGGTACACCAACCTGATGGAAGCTCCCATGTTCATGATGTGTGATGTAAGGACTTGTCACAAACCTGCAGTCTGGGTTCAGCAAGGGCGCAAGCTGACTCTGTGGTTGTGTGATGACTGTTGTAAGATTAATCCACGCGCATGGAAGAGATTACATCGACAAAGGAATCGACAGGGGTGGAAGCTGTGTCACAGAGCATGGTTTCCTCCGCCTAGGATTACATACGCATATCCTGAGGCATGCCCAACGATCTATAACACTCCAGAGCCATCTGATCGGTTGGTAGAGTTAATGAATCCTTGGCCTCCACCGACACTGGCTATGAAAGGAACAGCATGAGCGATCTACCTCCGCCGATTCTTGGCTTCTTCTCAGATGCTGATCCGGAAGATGCATACTCAGCCAGCGATACGATCTCAGAGAAACTTAAGAACATTGAGTTGCGGCTCAAGTTCATAATGGATCACGATCTCGATGAGCGTCAACGACGAGCGAGGCTGCTTCGCGCTCGTGAGGATCTTCGAGAAGTTCATCGCAAGGTTAGTCAAGCTACACGAGAGCTCTATGGTCCTGATGCAGATCTCGATGGACGACTGCTCGATATTCTGGAGGACCTGACATGAGTGGACTCTATCTAACTGATCTACCAAGTGTACTTAATCCCACAGGCGTGACTCTAGGGTGGCAGGATGGTTGGCAAAGCAGGTCTAGGTCTTCTGGTGGCTATCAGTTCGGTGGCCCTTGGTGCGTTATGTGGCATCATACTGCTGGTGCTGTAAGTGACTCAGCCTGGAACGCCGCGAACTACGGTAGTCATTCGAGTGATTCTCGTCCTATTGCTAATGCTTACATTGATGATACTGGCCTCTGTGTTATCGCCGCGGCGGGCTGTACCAATACCAATGGCAAGGGAGGGCCTTGGCGTCTTCCGGATGGACGAACTGTTCCACTGGATGACATGAATCGGTACGCTTTCGGTATCGAAATCTGTAACAACGGGGTAGGTGAACCATACAGTGCAGCTCAGATTGACGCTTGCTTCAAGATTAGCAACGCAATCTGTAAAAGGTATATTTCTGGTAGATACAACAATGTCTGCGAGCACATCAATTGGGCTCCTGGACGTAAGATCGACCCAGCTACGGCTGCGGCAGTACAAGGCCCCTGGGATCCGCGCTCTGTTAATGCAAATGGCACCTGGAATCTTGCAGACCTACAAGCGGAATGCCTAAGGCGTGGTGGAGGGACTCCTCCTCCGTCTGGGGGCTCTGCTCTCATTACTGAAATGGAGAACAAGTTGCATTACTACATCAAGCCTGAGAACGAGAAGAGCAGTTCAACCGTTTGGATCAGCGATGGCACTTACAAGTGGGCTGCTCACTCGGGCACTCAGCTTGACATGGACCGGTTCTTCCAAGAAGTTCGACTCGAGCAGATGGGTCTCGATAAGACTACTGCTAAGGGATATTCTAACTTGATCATTTGTGACAAGCCGACGTTCTACGCGTTCGGTATCAACATCGATCCGACCATGACTGGTCGGGACTCATGGGGGTGGAACAATTGATTGCTGCAATTGCCGAAGGGCATGTGGATGGAGCTGACATCTTCTTCCTGATTGCCGTCATTGTCTTTGTCATCGCTGGTGGAGTGTATTGGGCTCAGTCCAAGGCACTTGCTCCGGCTCTCGCCTGTCTAGCTGCGGCGTCAACGGCGTTTGCTTTGCTTTTGCTTTAAGGAGCCAAAATGAGTTACAGTAGTATTAGCCAGGCTGCTCAAGATCAGGCATTGATCGCTCGAGTTTCCGCTGCGGTTCAGAAGGAAGCGTGGAATGGAGCGGTTAGTTCAAGTGAGATGGCTGCTCAGTTCAGAGGTAGTCCTACCTATGGAGCAGATCAATTGATCTGGCCAATTGCCATTGATAATGAGGCGGCCTATGACTCCGCTTTGGCAGGTAGCAATCCGAATCCTGGTGGCGACCCCGCGGTTATTACTGATGCGAACATCACTGCTGGTGTGCAGGCGCATTGGCCGGCAGATCCTGAGGCCGCAGCTTAGTTCGGAAAGGAGGCAACTTGGCTGGTAAGCGTAGACAAGAGCGTCGACCCGCAATGACAGAAGAAGGCAGAGAGAATCAACTCGTCTCTCTCGCTATTGATCTGGCGGAACGACAGCTGGTTGATGGTACAGCTACCTCTCAAGTTATTACGCATTACTTAAAGCTTGGTTCTACCAGAGAGAAGCTAGAGCAAGAGCGCCTCCAAAGAGAAAACGAACTACTTACTGCTAGGGTTGAGACTCTGGCCTCAGCTAAGAAGATCGAAGAACTCTATGCGGCCGCCTTGGATGCCATGCGTGACTACGCTGGCCGTGTAATTGAGCCTGTGGAAGATGAATACTATGGCGATTAAGACATATTCCGACCTAAGTCAGCTGATCACATTTGATGAAAGGCTTAGTTATCTACGGTTATTTAGCGACGTCGGGTATGCAACCTTTGGGTTTGACCGCTATATTAATCAGAAATTCTACATGTCATATGAATGGAAAACGGCCAGAAGAGACGTTATTGTCAGGGATAATGGGTGCGATTTGGGTGTTTTAGGCTATGAAATCACAGGCCCAATGCTTATTCACCACATGAATCCAATGACGATCGATGACATCACTAATAAAGAAGAATGGATATTCAATCCAGAATACTTGGTATTGACCACAAGGTTGACTCATAACATGATTCATTATGGCGATGATTCGGGCATATCTACGCCTAAAGTTGTCACTGTGCGGGCACCAGACGACACAAAACTGTGGTGAAGGAGTAGACATGAGCGAATGGACAACGGATCCGGTAGATGATCCTACTGCGCCTGGCTGGGTTGAGCCGGCGGAGCCGAAGCAAGTGCCTGAAGATCCGGATGATGACGATCCGGACAAGGAAGACGAGTAGTTAACGGAGGTGAATTGTGGAAGACAGCATTCTAAAGAGCACTAAGAAGATCCTTGGTCTAGCCGATGATTATACAGCATTTGATCTGGATGTGATTACGCATATTAATGCTGCTTTCTCAATTCTGAATCAGCTTGGCGTCGGTCCTCTTGGCGGTTTCTATATTACTGATGACACATCAGTGTGGGGCGACTTTATCGCTCCAGATAATCAGATGAACTTGATCAAGACCTATGTCTTCCTCAAGGTTCGCCTGCTATTTGATCCCCCTGGTACGTCATTCCTTATTTCGGCGATGACAGATCAGATCAAAGAATACGAGTGGAGGCTTAACGTCTTCCGTGAGGTTGAACTTCCGCCGGAGGTTATCGATGAGCAGGAGGAGGGAATCGAGTGGCGAAGGCTGAAGAAGTCGCGGCGTTTATCGCGCATCATGGAGTAAAGGGAATGCACTGGGGAGTTCGTAAAAGGGCTCCTGCCAAAACAACTTCTGACTATAGGCAGACAGCACCGCTTAGGAAGAAGCCAGTGCAGTCTCTTACTAACAAACAGCTCAAGGCTGTTAATGATCGTATGCAACTGGAGACAAAGTATAAGCAGCTTAATCCAAATGTAGCACGAAGAGGCAAAATGCTTGCGACTGAAATCATGGCCGGAGTTGGTCTCGCTGCTGGTGCTTACACTTTGTTCCACAGTCCAGCTGGTCAAGCGCTAATCAACATCGGTAAGAAGAGGGCTAAGCAGCTAAAGTTCCCTGGAATGTAAGACTAAGGAGGCGGTTATGACGTTATCAAATACCGCTACTCCTTTCTACTATGGTCTGTTTAGAGAATCTGTTCTTCGTAATGAGATTCCAGTCAATCGAGAGATCTCTATGGAGATGAATCGCATTGATGCGTTGATTGAAAATCCTAACATCTATTACGACGACATGGCTGTACATGGGTTTGTTAAGTATTGTGAATTCGAGCTCACTCTAACTGATGGTAGTGATCTTCATCTACTTGACTCATTCAAACTGTGGGCCGAGCAGATCTTCGGCTGGTATTACTTCGTCGAAAGAAGTGTGTACCAACCAGCAGAAGGTGGGAAGACTGGACACTACGTAACCAGGCTAATCAAGAAGCGCCTGGTGACCAAGCAGTACCTCATCGTGGCAAGAGGCGCAGCCAAGTCCATGTACGCAGCTTGCATCCAAGCCTACTTCATGAACGTAGATACCTCAACCACACATCAGATCACAACCTCCCCGACCATGAAGCAGGCCGAAGAGGTAATGTCCCCCTTCCGTACTGCCATCACCAGGTCGAGGGGACCACTGTTCAGGTTCTTGACCGAGGGGTCGTTGCAGAACACCACTGGGTCAAGGTCTCAACGAGTGAAGTTGGCCTCTACTAAGAAGGGCATCGAGAACTTTCTGACAGGTTCTCTGCTCGAGATCAGGCCAATGACCATCAACAAGCTTCAGGGCCTTCGTCCTAAGATCTCTACAATCGATGAATGGTTGTCTGGAGACATTAGAGAGGATGTTGTCGGAGCAATTGAGCAAGGAGCCTCCAAGTTGGAGGATTACTTGATTCTTGCTATCAGCTCTGAAGGAACAGTTCGCAATGGTTCTGGCGACACCGTCAAAATGGAACTTGCTAGCATCCTTCGAGGCGAGTACCTTGCGCCGCACGTTTCCATTTGGCACTACAAGTTGGATGAGATTGAAGAAGTTGCCGATCCGTCGACGTGGTTGAAGGCTAATCCGAATCTTGGCAAGACGGTTACTTATGAAACTTACCAATTGGATGTTGAAAGAGCTGAGAAAGCTCCCGCATCCAGGAACGACATTCTTGCCAAGCGGTTTGGGATTCCGATGGAGGGCTACACGTACTTCTTCACGTATGAAGAGACGCTTCCTCATCGTGCACGTGAATTCTGGGGCATGCCTTGCGCTCTAGGTGCGGACTTGTCACAAGGCGATGACTTCTGCGCTTTCACGTTGCTATTCCCATTCCAGAATTATTCCTTCGGCGTAAAGACTCGAAGCTACATCACGACACTAACTTTGATGAAGCTTCCTGGTGCTATGCGTGCGAAGTATGAGGAGTTCATCTCTGAAGGTAGTCTCCATGTGTTGGATGGAACCGTCCTTGACATGATGGAAGTCTACGAAGACCTCGAAGCGTTCATTCAGCACAATGAATACGATGTTCGATGCTTGGGATTCGACCCTTATAACGCTAAAGAGTTTGTAACTCGGTGGGAAGCTGAGAATGGCCCCTTTGGTATTGAGAAAGTCATCCAGGGCGCGAGAACAGAATCGGTTCCTCTTGGTGAACTGAAGATTTTGGCCGAAGAACGGAAGTTGATCTTCGATCAGGATCTGATGTCCTTTGCCATGGGTAATGCCGTTACTTTGGAAGACACTAATGGCAACCGTAAGCTAATGAAGAAGCGTGCGGAAGAAAAGATCGATAATGTCTCAGCGATGATGGATGCATACGTTGCCTATAAGGCTAACAAGGAGGCGTTCGAATGACAGAAAGTGATATTCTCGAGATCGGTTTCATGCTCGAGGAAAAAGGACTATCTCATGCTCAGATTGATGCATATTTCGAGCATCACGGCACTAAGGGAATGAAGTGGGGCGTTCGTCGAGCTAGGAACAAAGAACTTAACCGAGCTGCTAAAGCGGTAGACCGCAAAGCAATGGATAAGCAGATTGATAAGGCTCGCGCCCAGGTAAAGAGTGGTAAAGTAAAGGCAGAGTTCCAAAAAGCTAAGAGCGAACATGCGGCGAACAAAGAAAAGCTTGGCTCGTATGAAGCGAGGAAAATTCTAAGGAAAGCCAGAAACAAAAAGGCTACTGCAGTGCAGACTTCGCAACTTGCTAAGAGTGGTAGAGAGAAGGCCTTGGCAGTTCTTGCAATTGGCGGGCTCTTTACGGCAAGTGTAGTGTTTAATCAATTGGCAAGAAAAGCTGGCTAGATCGGGAGGTGTTTGATGATAGGCGATGATGACATTGAAGCCTTTCTAGAGCACCACGGTGTAAAGGGTATGCACTGGGGAGTTGTAAAGAAGGAAGAAAGTGGTGGGGGCTCTCCAGTTCAGAAAGCTCTAAAGGCAAATCCATCGCCAAAGATGACTCCGGCCGAAAAAGCGCATCATGCTAAAGTTCAAGCTGCGCACGATTCTCACTTCGATAAAAGTGAAGCAGAATCCCCAAAAGGATGGCGCCCCACTAAGAAGCAAGTTGCGATTATTGGTATTGGGGCAGTTGCGGCTACGGCAATTGTTGGCGCCGCTGTCTATAAGGCTAAGACGGGTCATAATGTACCTATTAAGACAGAGTATTCTGCCGAAGATTATCTTAAGGCTCTTCATTCTGATCACACTCCCGGATGGGTTTACGGCTTTTCCGGTAAGAAGATGTCACCAGAGGATTATGCCGGGCTTGTTCAAAACTCAAAGGGAAGAACGTGGACGGCCGGTCATTTCTTGACAAAAGAATCCTTTTCGGAAGCTCCTGTGTCTTATCCAAAGGGACATGAGTTTCTTCGTATATCAAGAGAGGCAGAATCTTCGTTTAAAAAAGGCGGTACTTATGCTGTTGGTAGTGAAGCAGATTTTGCTAGATATTTAAACTCTGCAGAGTTCGGTGGAAGAGGTTATCAAATAGCATTTAAGGCAAAAGATGAAGTTAAGATTGCTAGTCCAAAAGATGCTCTTGATGCCGCCCATGCTTCACTAATACGTCGTGGTTTTAAACATCCATCTGCGAAAGATGTTATTGATGAATACGAACATGTTTCTGGGGGTAGTTTTAATACAGCAAAAGGTAAAAGTTTCGTTAAAGAGCTACTAAAAAAGGGATATCATGGGGTTGTAGATCAAATGGATGTTGGCTCATATGGCGAAAGACCCCTAGTTCTATTCGATCATAGTAATCTTGGAGAAAAAGTAGCTACTCCAATGAAAGATCTTGATCTTGGACATTTCAAAGATATCTTGACCGATATTCCAAACAGGCGATAGGGAGGTGATGCATGGCAGTAATGGATCGATTCAAAAGAGTATGGAACGCCTTCCGATCTAACACCGTAGATACCATGAATCTTGATTATGCCACAAGCGTTGATTCATATTATGGGTCAGTTTCGCCATCAAGATCAAGGTTGCAAATTTATAATGAGAGATCGATCGTTTCCTCAATTTATACCAGAATCAGCGTTGATGTCGCTGGAATGGTTCTAAAGCATGTGAAATTGGATGAAGAAGAACGTTATAAAGAGGACATGGATAGTCCTTTGAACTCTTGCTTCACTCTAGAACCAAACATCGATCAAGGGCCTAGGGCTTTCCGTCAAGACATTTGCATGACGCTCTTTGACAAGGGCGTGGCAGTAATTGTGCCTGTGGATACATCAGTAAACCCAAACACAAGTGAGATCTTCGACATCTATACAATTCGTGTCGGAGAAGTGGTAACCTGGTATCCAAAGCATGTTAAAGTTAATGTGTATAACGAGAAGAAGGGTAAGCGTGAAGAGATTACACTGGAGAAGCGGTACGTAGCTATCGTTGAGAATCCATTGTACTCTGTCATGAATGAGCCCAACTCGACGCTTCAAAGATTGATCAGGAAGTTGGGACTTCTTGATGCAATCGATGAACAATCTGGCTCAGGCAAGCTGGATCTAATCATTCAGTTGCCTTACGTGATCAAGTCCGAAGCCAGACGGCAGCAAGCAGAAGCCCGACGAGCGGACATCGAGTTCCAATTGAAGGGGAGCCAGTACGGTATCGCTTACACCGACGGTACCGAGAAGATCACTCAGCTCAATAGGCCTGCAGAGAACAACCTCCTCAAGCAGGTAGAGTATCTTACTGACATGCTGTATAGCCAACTCGGTCTCACCGTTGAAGTAATGAATGGTACTGCCAATGAAGAGACGATGCTTAACTACTTTAATAGAACCATTGAACCCATCGTTGATGCCATTGTGGAGGCCATGCAGAGATCGTTCCTTGGGCCACTTGGCACAAAGAAGAACGAGAGAATTAAATACTTTAGAGACCCGTTCAAGCTTGTCCCTGTCAATGACATCGCTGAGATTGCTGATAAGTTTACTCGCAATGAGATTCTGTCAGCTAATGAGATCAGACAATTTATGGGGCTTAAACCATCTGATGATCCAAAAGCTGACAAGCTCATCAACAGCAACATGCCGCAAGCTGATCCGGCTGCGGTTCAACCAGACGCAACTCCAGCACCAACAGGGGCTTAAGTCTTTCGAAAGGAACTGTCAAAATGGAAGCAGATTTCAGCGGTTACGCGACCAAGGCTGGACTCAAGTGCTCGGACGGTCGGACCATCATGCCTGGTGCTTTCAAGCATCAGGATCAGACGCGAGTTCCTCTCGTTTGGCAGCATGGCCACACTGATCCCGAAAACGTCCTTGGTCATGCCAATCTCGAGAACCGAGATGACGGCGTCTACGCGTACGGATTCTTCAACTCGTCTGGCAAGGCTCTCCACGCAAGAGGCCTGATTGAGCACGGCGACATCAACATGCTCTCGATTTGGGCTAACGAATTGGTCGAGCGTTCGGGTCGTGTTCTTCACGGCGCCATTCGTGAAGTCAGTCTCGTTCTCGCCGGTGCCAATCCTGGCGCGATGATTGAGAATGTCACGATTCGTCACTCTGATGGCGACGAAGTTCAGCTCGATGACGAAGTCATTATCTACACGGGTCTCGAGCTCGACTTTGACCTGGTTCATGCTGATGATAATGTCAGTGATGGAAGTACTGATGGTGAAGAGACCATTCAGGACATCTATGACAGCATGAATGAGAAGCAGCAGCAAGTACTTCATTACATGATCGGCCAAGCTCTTGAAGATGCTGGTGCCGGCGACGCAGAACACAGTAATCTCGACGGCAATGGAACCGATCAGGAAGGCTCACAAATGACCCGCAATGTTTTCGAGAAGGGCGAAACGGGAGATACGTCGCCGACTCTCTCACACGCCGATGTCAAGGGCATTGTTGCTGATGCAACGAAGACTGGCTCGCTGAAAGCGGCTGTTGAGAACTATGCACTGTCTCACGGCATCAATCAGATCGACACGCTCTTTCCCGAGGCCAAGGCACTTACCACGGCTCCTGAGTTCTACACTCGTCGTCAGGAGTGGGTGAACTCGGTTCTCTCGGGAGCGCGTAAGAGCCCCTTCAGCCGCGTCAAGACGCACTGGGCGGATCTCACGTACGACGATGCTCGTGCGAAGGGTTACATCACGGGTGAAGAGAAGCAGGAAGAGTTCTACGGTACCGCTCGTCGTGAAACCGGCCCGCAGACCATCTACAAGAAGCAGAAGCTCGACCGTGACGATATTCTCGACATCACGGACTTCGACGTCGTCGCCTGGATGAAGGGCGAGATGAGGCTGATGCTCGATGAGGAGCTCGCTCGTGCGATTCTTCTCGGCGATGGCCGCACTGTTCCTGATCCCGACAAGATCCTCGAGGATCGTATTCGTCCGATCGCCAAGGATGATCCGCTGTTCGCCATTCAGGTTCTGGTGGACTTCGCTGCTGGCGATATTTCGGATTTCGTCGATGCCGTCATCCAGTGGCGTGCGCAGTATCGTGGAACTGGTACTCCCACGCTGTACACCAGCGAGGCGCTCGTTGCCAAGGTCATGATGCTGAAGGACACGCTCGGTCGGCGTATCTATACGTCTCTCGAGCAGTTCGCTGCTGAGATTCGTGTTGATAAGGTTGTTCCGGTTGACGTCTTCGATCCTGCCGCTGGTCAGCCGCAGGCGATCATCGTGAACATGAACGACTACGTCATCGGTGCGGATCAGGGTGGTCAGGTCAGCCTGTTCGACGACTTCGACATCGACTACAACCAGTTCAAGTACCTGATCGAGACCCGCGTCTCTGGTGCTCTGGTCAAGCTCAAGTCGGCGTTGGTCTTCAAGCAGGGCACCTTCGTTGCTCCGCCAGGTGGCACCCCGCACATCATCGTTCCTGAGCCGCCGAACGAGCGTCAGAGCGTTCCTCCCGTCCACGGATCCCTTCCTGACACCGGTGGAACTCAGGCAGACACGGCGTCCCACAAGGCTCCTCCGAAGAAGTCTGACTCGTAACGGATCAAAGGAGTTCTGATGGCAAGATTCTACGGCGAAGTTGGATACGGTGATTCTGTAGAAACTCCAGCTGGCTCTGGTGTCTGGGTTGACACTATTACCGAGATTGTATATTTCGGAGATGTGTTACGAGATACTAGGAAGCTGGAAGCCGGAGAAGGACTCAACAGCGATATTTCTGTCGTTAATTCGATTAGTATTGTCGCTGATGAGTATGCCATCAAACATTTCTTCAAGATCAAGTATGTTCGATGGGCGGGGGTTCTGTGGACCGTCTCTAATGTAGAGGTCAAGAGCCCTCGTCTCATACTTAGTCTAGGGAGTGTTTACAATGGCCCAACGAGCTGAACTCCAAGATCTCTTGGTCGAAATCCTCGGATCCGATCAAGTATATTTTCAGCCTCCGCCAACTGTTGTAATGAAGTATCCTTGTATTGTCTATGCTCGTTATCATCAATTCTCAGAGCATGCAGATGATATTCCTTATGCGCGCAGAAGGCGATACCAGGTGACAGTCATCGACCGAGATCCGGACAGTGAGATCCCAGATAAAGTAGCGGCTATCTCAAGCTGTATTTACGATCGGTTCTTCACTGCAGACAATCTAAACCACGATGTTTACAAGCTCTTCTTCTAGGAGGAAAGACAATGCCCGCACTTGTTTGGGATCAAACTGGTGAGCGCTTCTACGAGACCGGTGTTGATCATGGGGTGTTGTACATCCCCGATGAGACTGGTGTCTACAACGAAGGCGTCGCCTGGAATGGTCTGACGAGCGTTACCGAGAGCCCTACCGGGGCTGAAGCGAATGCTCAGTTCGCCGACAACATCAAGTACTTGAACCTCATTTCGGCCGAGGAGTTCGGCGGAACTATCGAAGCGTTCACCTATCCTGACGAGTTCCAGCAGTTCGACGGCCTTGCGGTTCCCACTCCGGGTCTCGTGGTTGGTCAGCAGCCTCGTAAGACGTTCGGGCTTTCGTACCGGACTCGGGTTGGTAACGATCTCGAGGGCGATGAGTATGGCTACAAGCTTCACCTCCTGTACGGCTGCATTGCCAGCCCTTCGGAGAAGGCTTACAACACCATCAACGACTCGCCTGAGGCCATCACCTTCAGCTGGGCCCTCTCCACCACGCCTGCTCCCGTCACCGGGTACAAGCCTACTTCCCTCATCGTCGTCGACTCCAGTGTCGTCGATGCCGGAGCCCTTGCAACCCTTGAGGCCATGCTGTATGGAGATACCTTGACCGCATCCCTGCCAACCCCGGACGAGGTCATCGAGATCTTCGGAACGGGTGGTACTGCAACCGGAGCCACGGCAGGTACGCCGGGTACCTTCACCCCAGGAGGTTCGGCCGCGCCCGCAAATTTTACCGCACTGCAGGCGAGTGGGATCACCGCTAGTCCTGCAACGGCCTGGACCACTGGACAGTATGTTGCTCTCGGCGATGCTAGCCATGCTCACTGGGACAGCGCTGCCTGGGTTGTTGGTCCAGCGGCTTGATTGATAGGAGATCAGAGAATGTTAAAGATTATTGTTCTTGGTGATGAGTACTTCAACGAAGAGGATCAAACCTTTATCAATGTTGGAGACTTTGAATTAGAGCTAGAGCATTCTCTGATCTCACTGTCAAAATGGGAGTCAAAACACGAGAAGCCTTTCTTGAGTACTATCGACAAAACTCTGGAAGAGATTATGGATTACATTGAAGCCATGATTCTCAACCCCATTTACCCAGAGAACATTGTTCGAGTGCTTAGTTCAGATAATCTACAGGCCATTAATGACTACATTGAGTCTAAGCAATCAGCGACAACATTTGGATCGATTCCAGAACGTAGAGGGAGTGGTGAAACAATCACTTCCGAGTTAATTTATTATTGGATGGTTGCATTTCAGATCCCATTTGAATGCGAACGGTGGCATTTGAATAGACTATTCGCTTTGGTTCGTGTTTGTAATGTCAAGAATGCTCCGGCGAAGAAGATGTCCAGTAGTGAAATCGCGGCTAGGAATCGTGAATTGAATGCGCAACGTAGAGCGAAACTGAACACTAAGGGCTGATTGGAGGGTAGATGGCTGCGCTTGTTTGGGATGCAGTTGGAGAACGTTTCTATGAAACGGGTATAAGCAAATGTGTGTTTTATGACGATGAAGGCCGAGGAACGGCTTGGAATGGCCTCACATCAGTCGAGGAGAGTGTTTCTAATCAGGTTGATCCAGTTCATTTCGATGGACTAAAGTTCAACGACATCGTAACTCTTGGTGATTATTCCGCTGTGATGAGAGCCTTTACCTATCCCGATGAGTTTCTTCCATACGAAGGCATCATCCAAGATCAAAGCGGCTTCTATGTCGCTGATCAGCCTGTTAGTAAGTTCTGCCTTTCGTATCAGACTAAGGTGGGCAATGATGTTCTTGGTAGTGAGTATGGATACAAGATTCATATTCTCTACAATCTAACTGCTCTTCCATCTCAGAAGCTCTACCAGACGATGTCTCTAGACCCTGAGCCTATTGAGTTTGAGTGGACAATTACTTCTATTCCAGAAGATATTGAAAACTTCCGTCCTACTGGCCATGTAATTTTTGATAGTCGTAAACTTGATCCATATTTGCTTCAAGACATCGAAGACATCCTTTATGGTGACGAGGATAATGATGCGTTCCTTCCTCCGTTGAAGGGGTTCGCTACTTTCATCAGGAAGTGGGATCGTCTTACCATCATTGATCATGGCGATGGAACCTGGACTGCAGACTCGCCGCTTGACGATGTCATCACAATGATCGACGAGACGACGTTCCAGATCGTCTCTGATACCGCTGTATATCTTGACGCTGATACGTACGAGATCAGTGGTAGTGACAAGAACGAGGAGGATATTCCATGGCCACCGTCACAGGACTAACAGCCGAACGAATGATTGCTATGGAAGCCGCCACCATCATTGATGGCGAGGTTGTTGTAGACAATCTGCATTTGATTACCAGGGGCGGTACGGTTGTTGATGCTGGTAACGTTAGGGGCGCTCCTGGTCCGACTGGTCCTGCCTCAACTGTTCCTGGTCCTGCGGGCCCTACGGGGCCTAAGGGCGACAAGGGAGATACTGGACCGGCAGGTCCGTCCGCCGGAGTAACAGATCACGGTGATCTAACCGGTTTGACCGATGATGATCACACACAATATTTCAATCAAGCTCGTCTAAATGCCGATGGTCACGTGCTTTTCATCGGTAGTCCAGCTGCAGTTAAAGCCGATACAACACATAATATTGCCATCTGCAACCTTCCAAATGCTGGAATGGTTATTTGTTGTCGTACTGGATCTACTTGGGTCACGGAATTCACTTATGAAGGCACTCGTACCACCGACGCCAATGGAGCTATCT